TGGAACAGAGGTCGCAATATGAGTTTTCCCACTACACCTACAGCTAAAAGTATTTCGATAACGAGTATAGCACCAACCTACACCAGTGTTACCCACTCGTTAAAAAGACAAGTACGCTCTCGAGGTGCTCAGAGATGGCAAATAGAGGCTACTTATCCGCCTCTTAATAGAACCACATTCGCACCTATTTGGGCATTTGCTCAGAAACAGAAAGGACAGTACGGCAGTTTTTCATATACACCGCCTGAGTATTCAAATTCAAGTGGTACAGCTTCAGGCACGTTGTCGGTAAACAATAGCAGTGGCTATTCAGCAGGTGATAGCACCATTACTTGTGATGGCTTAACAGGAACATTGAAAGCAGGAGATTTTATAAAGTTTGGAGGGCATGATAAAGTTTATTCAGTGGTTGCTGATGGCTCAACTTCACTAACAATAGAGCCTGCTCTAGTAGCTGATATTGCTGATGATGAAGCTGTTACTTATAACTCTGTACCTTTCACTATGGCATTTGCTTCTGACACACAGAATATGGCAGTTGGTGTTGATGGGTTTGTAAGTTATAGCATTAAATTAATTGAGGTGATTTGATGAATAGAGGCTCAACCACAGCGTTCCAACAAGAGGTTGTCAAGTCAGCTAATAGACCAGTACATCTAGTAGAGGTTATTTTTGATGATGAAAATGTTTATATGAATGACTGTTATAAGACGATAACTTATGATGGTAATGATTATATAGGGGTTGGTCATTTTTTAGGGTTTAGTGATATTGTTGAATCAGTCGAAGTGATAGTTAGTACAGTTACTTTGTCATTATCTGGGGTTGATGGTTCAATGATTTCTCGATTCCTAAATAAAGAATATATTGATCGAACCGTGAAGATATATACCGCATTTCTCGACAGTTCCCAAGATTTAATAGCCGACCCTGTATTGATTTTTGAAGGCAGGATGGATTCCCCTACTATCTCAGACAACCCAATCAAAGGAGAGGCTAGTATGTCTGTTTCAGCGACTAATACATGGGTTGACTTTACACGCCAGACAGGTAGGCATACCAACCATGAAGAACAACAAATATTTTTCGATGGCGATAAAGGTTTTGAATACGCCTCTGAAATTGTCCAAGATGTAATTTGGGGGAAAGCAGGGTGAGTCCAACTGTGGAAATTAAATTACATCAATATGTTGAAAATCAGATTGGAATACCGTTTGAGTTCGGGGTAAATGATTGCCCATTATTTGCTCTTGGTGCTATTGATATTATGCTTGAAAGCGATTATAGAAAGGACTTTGTAGGTAAATGGCACGATCAGAAATCCGCTTGGAAATACGCTAAAAAGCATGGCGATATAATTCACCACTTACTGAAATGGGGATTTGAAAAAGTGAAGTTTCAGTTTATCCAAGTTGGCGATATTATTATGATGGAGCAGAAGTTAGCTCACGCTAAAAAATGGCGTTCTGTTGCAATTTGTCTAGGTTCAAAAGTTGCTATTGTAACTAATGAAAATGGTGTTGAACTTGTTGGTATTGAGGCAGTACCAAATGTTACAGGAGTGGTCAGATGGCAGTCTTATTTATAGAACTAGCATCAGCAGCATCAGCGTCCTATGTATCAGGTTCAGTTATAGCAGCAGGTTATAGTGCAATGGCTGGAAGAGTTGTAGGTGCAGTTGCAGGTCTTGTCGTGGGAGGCATTCTATCTGGTTTAACGCAAAAAGACCAAATAGCAGAGCAACAAGCTAGTGCTTTGGTGAATAAATCATCCAATAATGCGCCATTACCAGTTATCTATGGTTTAAGAAAAGTTGGTGGAACGAGAGTTTTCATGGAAGTAAGTGGAGATGCTAATGAGTATTTACATGTAGTTTTGGCGAATTGTGAAGGCACAATAAATTCTTTTGAAAATGTGTATTTGAATGATGTGCTTTCAACAGATTCAAGATTTGATAATGTCTTGGATGTGTACACCCATGATGGTGCTGATGACCAGCTTGTTGATACAAATTTAAAAGCTGATATTACTAACTGGGATGTCGATCACCGCCTAAGAGGTACAGCTTATATCTATGCCAAACTAAAATATGACCAAGACGCTTACCCTACTGGATTGCCAGTTATTACAGCCGATATTAAAGGCAAGAAAGTATATGACCCTCGAGATTCATCAACAGCTTGGAGTGATAATCCCGTGCTATGTATTCGAGATTATTTGACCAACATACGTTATGGTAGAGGTATTGCCACCTCATTAATAGATGATACTTCATTTAATGCAGCAGCTAATTATTGTGATGGCACGGTTACTATCGGTGGCGAAACTAAAAAACGCTATACCTGTAATGGCATAGTAAATACTTCTCAAGGTTCAATGACCATATTAAAAGAACTTCTGACATCTTGTCGTGGTTTCTTGGTATTCAGTGGCGGTAAGTATAAATTACTTATTGATAAAGCTGAAACAGCGAGCTTTACTTTTGACGAAGATAATATTTTAGGTAATTGGAAAATATCTCTCGGCAGTAAAAAGAATCAATTTAATCGTATTCGTGCCAACTTCATAAATAGCGATAAACAATGGCAGCCTGACATTGCGGTTATTGAATCATCTACTTTGCGAACACAAGATAATGAACTTGTGCTGGAAAAAACAATCGGTTTGCCATATACAACAGATATTGATAGGGCAAAAATGATTACTACTATGAATTTGAATCAATCACGCCAGCAGATTGTGGTTGAATTTACTGCTACTATCGAAACATTAAAGGCAGAGGTTGGGGATGTTGTATATATAAAACACTCAACTGTTGGATGGCAGCATCTAGGTTTAACAGATGCAGGTTCATTTACTGAGGGAGCAAAATATACAATTAAAAATGTAGGTAATACTAATTGGGTTGCAATCGGTGCAGCAAGTAATGCCGAAGGCGTTGAGTTTACTGCAACAGGCGCAGGGTCAGGAACGGGTCAAGCCTGTGCAGGTAAGAAGTTTCGTATTATGCGTCTTAATTTGCAAAACACCGATGAAGTAAAAGTTCAGGCGATTGAATATTCTGCTGACTCATATTCGTTCAGTATTCAGGAAAGTGATACTGCACCAAATACCAATTTACCTGATGTAACTAGCATAGAAGAACCAGAGGATTTGACAGTCGTTGAGTCTTTATATACAACAAACACTTCGCAAGGTGCTCAAGTAAGAGCGACCTTATCATGGGCTGCACCAACTAATGCTTTTATTGATTCATACGAAGTCGAATATGCCGAAGGTGCAGGTAGTTTTGAATTTGTGACGCAAACTAAAAAAACATCAGTACAGATAAATAATTTGAAAGTAGGCACGTATTCATTTCGAGTAAGAAGTGTTAATACTGTTGGTGTAAGGTCAGCTTATACAACTGTCACACAAGCCTTAGTAGGTCTGACTGCTCCACCTGCTCAAATAACTAATTTCTCAGTGTTGGCGATTGATGGTTCTGCACATCTACAATGGGATAGATCAACGGATGAAGATGTATTACATGGCGGTTATTTAAGGATTCGACATTCAACTGTAACAAGTGGAGCGTCATGGGATGGTGGAACAGATATTGGTATGGCATTAGCAGGTACATCAACCAGTGCGGTATTGCCTCTTTTGGCTGGAACTTACATGATTAAAGCTGTTGATTCAGCAGGTAATTTTGCTGATGATATTGCTTCTGCTGTAACGACAGTGCCAAATATCCTAGCCTTTAATGTGGTGTCAACGGTGACAGAATCACCCTCATTTTCTGGGGCGAAAGATGATGTCATAGTGGTTGGTAATGTGTTGCGCTTAGACTCAAACGAAAGTGATGGTATATATAGTTTCTCATCTACCTCAGATTTGGGTGCAACGTACACATCAAGGGTTTCGGCTAATATGGTTGCGTCAGGTTATGAGGTTTCTGATTTAATAGATAGCAGGGTTTCGTTAGTTGATTCATGGGCGAACTGGGATGGTGAGCCGTCA